TGTCATAATACGGTAACCATTTTGTTTTTGCTTTGTATTCAAACATATAAAGGTGACCAGAAACTGCATATCTTCTTAAAATATTTTCGTCAGTTTCTTCTTCCTTACCTCTATTATCTATTCGTTCATCTCTTATAATCTTTGATGGATCTTTTTTATAATCCATTGCCGATTTTTTTACGGCATTTTTATACCAATTAAAACTTTGCTTCTGTCCGTTTGTTAATTGGGTTACTTTTTCAAATAGAGTTGTATATCCGGTAGTTTCTTTAGTAGTATTACGCTGTATAGTTGCAAATCCTTGTGCCATTGCTCTTTGCCTAGAATAAGTGATCTTCTGTAAGAATTAAAAAATTCATCTGCCTATCTTCACAGAAGTCCTGAGCAGCGTCCCATTTGGCACGGTTCTTCATGAACGTCAGGGCAGCCCGTTTATAGGTAGCAGTCCTCTTGTTTTTGTCATTCGGTGGTGATGTTTGTTTTTTGGGTTTTACTTCAATAATATATTTCTTTATTTTTCCTGATTGTTCGCGAACTTTAATGTAAAAATCTGGAAAATATCTATGCACTCGTCCATCAGTTGGACAACGATATGGAATAATGACTTCTTCACTACCCCACTCTAAAATAGAGGGATTGTTATCACAGAATACCATGAACTTTCGTTCCCATAATGATCTGTAAATAACACGAGTGGGATTTCCGCGATACTTTTTTGGATTGACTGGTTTATACAGTCCCGAGTATGCCATAAATATATAAGATCCCACGATTATATTTAGCGGTGGCAGTAACAAGAATCAACGAATTCATGCAAAAAATAGGTGTCAAGGGCGGAATGTCCTTCACATCTGGATTTGATGTTGAGTTTGATTTTACGGGTGGAGCGGCCGCATTAAATGCGGTAAAATCTTTTTATACTCGAAGAGACGATAAAGATGTTGTCACAATGTTATGTGATGAGGCACAACTACCCAATGTGCAAGCTGCTGTAGCACAAATTACTGGTAGATATTTGGGAGAGGGTCCAATGTATTATCCACATACGAGAATATACACTGATTTAAGTTTAGGATTTTTACTAGATGCCGATCTAACAGCGTTGAAATTTTTTACTTCCTGGTATGATTCTATATTTGGCGAAACGGGTATTCCAACTGGCAATTCACCACGTGCTAATAATAGGATCAATAGATTAGAATACATGGATAATTATACATGTACTGCAAGAATAATGAAAACTGAACCAGACGCTTCAGCAGCAAATGGAAGAAAACCTGTGACGTTTCTTTTGGAAAATTGTTACCCATATTCAATTGATGCAGTTCCATTGTCTTATGGAACATCGCAGGTAACTAGATTAACTGTAAATTTATATTACACTAGACATACTGTATCATATGGTGGTAAAACAGTAGGAGTAGATCCAATTTCTAGAGAGGTTCAATTGGGTCGTGATGATCCATTTGCTCCTGTATAAAATTAATATTTCAGTTTCGTAAAAGTCGAAAAATTTATTCTGCTAATTTTTGTGTTAAAAAGTCGTTCTAAATAAATATACGACCTGAGGTTATTATTATGTCTTTGCCAACACCTGGATATCCAACTTACGAGTTGGAATTACCTTCCAGTGGAAAAAATATTAAATATCGTCCATTTTTGGTAAAAGAAGAGAAAGTTCTTTTACTAGCAATGGAGTCGCAAGATGAAAAGCAAATTGTTAGTGCTGTAAAAGATTTAATTAAAAATTGTGTAATTTCGCGAATTAAGGTTGAGAATCTTCCTAGTTTCGATCTAGAATACTTATTCCTTAAAATTAGAGGAGCTTCGATTGGAGAACAGATTGTTTTAACTGTTACATGTCGTGATGATAATGAAACTCAAGTAGAGGCAGTAATTGATATTGATCAAGTTGAAGTTTTAAAACCAGAGGGGCATGATAGGAAAATCATGTTTAACGATGACTTTGGTATTATGATGAATTATCCAAGTATGAAGCAATTTATTGATCGGGAATTTCTTCAAAAAGATATGCAAACTGAAGAAGTTTATATTTTTATTGCTGATAGTATCGATCAGATTTTCCAAGGAGAAGATGTATATGATTCTTCTACTACTACAAAGAAAGAATTCCGCGAATTTATCGAAACTCTGACTACGAAGCAATTTGAAAAAATTCAAAAATTCTATGCAACTGCTCCTAAATTGTCTCATACATTTACCGTAATTAATCCTAATACCGGTAAAGAATCTGATTACACAATTGAGGGACTACAGAGTTTTTTCGCATAGCACTCTTCCAAAATAATTTGGAGGGGTACTATAGAATGAACTTTGCTTTGATGCAGTACCATAAATATAGTTTGACTGAGATTGAAAATTGGTTGCCTTGGGAAAGGGAAATTTACACAACTTTCCTTATGCAATATCTTGAAGAGGTCAAACAAAAACAAGAACAAGCGAAAGCAAACAGATAGTGGCAAATATCTCAAAGACATACAGCGGAGATTTTACTGGTTTTATTGCCGGTAAATTGTTGAATGCTGCTGGAATGGCGAAGGGGGAGAGTAATAGAAGGGAAGTAGATAATTTAGAAAAAGCAAAACCAGGATCTTTATTTGCAAAAGCACTACAAAGTGAGTTTGGCGGTGATTTATATAATAGGACTTTAGGAAACTTTGATCCTAGAAAAAATGCAGGAGAAACAGATAGATCTTCTTCAAAAGAGGGGCGATATAAAGCACAGTTTAAGGATACACCTTCAAAAACAAATTCCGATTTAGAAGACGCAGAGAAAGAACTGTCTAAAGATGATGATTCTATACCTGTAAAAAATGTAGATGCCCGAGAGCATATTTCAAAAATTATTGGTGTTGGGTTGGATGTAAAATTAATTCAGTTAGATTCTAAAATTGGTAAAATTACTAATCAGGTATCGTCTGTACAAGACAGTGCTGTACAAACACAGAAATTACTAGTAGACCAAAATGAACTACTAGGAGCAAAATTTGATACTATTCTTGAAATTTTTTCTGGTCAATTAGCGTATCAGGAAAAAATTTCAGATGAAGCTCAAGTAAAAAGAAGAGAAACTGAATTAGAACAAGAAAACGATTTATCCACTACAAAATCAATTGAATCAATTGGTAATACTACTGGAAGTAAAGGAAATTTAACTTCATCAATTTTTAATAAATTTTTTGGTAGATATTTAAAAAATTTAAGAAGGCGAGTTACATCTAAAGTTTTTGGGAGAAAAGGAGCAAACAAACCAAGAATAAGACCTCGTAGATCTTTAGGGAAGTCGTCTAAAACTGGTAAACAAGTTGCCAGTCAAATTGGTGATAAAATTTCAGGTAAATCTGGAGCAAAGATTCTTTCAAAATCCGGAAAAACTGCAGCAACTAGAGGTCTAGGTAAATTTGCTAAATTTATTCCGGGATTGAATATAGCAGTTGGTCTTGGGGAAGCTGCTTATAGATTCTCAAAAGGTGATACAGTCGGCGGGATTATGAGTTTGGGATCTGCCATTCCTATTGTGGGATGGGGATTCACAATTGCTGATATTTCACGCGACCTTGGATATGATCCATTAAATACAATGCCAGCAGGTCAACAATATGAGAGGGGAACTAATTTAACAAAACCTGGAATGGCAGAAGTTCATGGAACTGAGGCAATCTTTGGTAAAAAAGACCGATCTGATATGTTTACATCATATCAGAGAGCAATAGATGAAGTTGGATCTACTTTAGTATCATCATCTGTTTCTTTTGCTGATGCTGTGGGAATGGGTGCCCAAGTCAAGTCCCACCTCAAAAGCACAGGGTTGTCTTTTGATATTGTAAATATTCCAGTTGCAACTAAAATTGGTAGAAGCGGTAAATCTGGACCATTATCATCGTTAGAAGATTCTTTTACCCGTGATATTTTTATAAGCAGGAAAGATCAAGAACGTGAATTAGAAGAAGAAGTGCAAGAGCAGGAAGAAACAGATGATGATACTAAACCAGATCCAAAAAATAATGGTGGGCAGAGACGAAGACCATCAACTACTTTGCCGAATGGAAGTTATGCATCTGGAACGTGGATTGGACCTGCTGGCGATGCAGATGGAGAACAAACTGGTCTAAACATGAATCTTCCTGGTGGAATTGGAACACCAATTTATGCTCCAGTAGATATGGTTTATAAAACAACTGGAATTGATGGATTGCCTTCTGTTGGACTACAAGGAACTCCTGATGCGTTGGGTCCTGTAGGTAGCGGATTTGGATATTATGGTGCTTACTTTTTTGAAAAAGATGGTAAGCAGTATGAAGTCATGATGGGACACTTTAGAGATCTTCCATATAAAGGAAGTGCGGACGGAGATAAAATTCCAAAAGGGACATTATTAGGATATCAGGGTGCATCTGGAAGATCGGTATCTAATACTAATGGTGTTTATCCTCATATTTCTCTTCATGTTAATG